GTAGCATTGACTGCTTGACTACTTAACGTAGCTGTAATAGAATAACGATGTGCACCTGGAGCCGAAGCATTAGGTGCACCTGTAGCGTTATCATTTAATGATGCATCCTCACCTGGGCTAACGATAGCTTCAGTAACCAATAGACCAATATCAAATGATACGTTATGTGTATATTTAGATAATACAATTGTTTTAGCCTTAGCTACAACAAAGTGTTTCTTGATATAATAAATACCATCTTCAAGTGCTACGATTGAACCGAATCCGGTTGCTGCAGAAGCTTTAACTTCAGCTGACTTACTACCTGAAGCAGTGATCGTTGCGTTATCTGCAAAGACTGTACCTGATATGTATTTAACGAATATAGTAATTGGATCTGAACCGTCAGCTAAACTAGCATGGACAACCCTAGCTATGTTAGTACCATCAGTAAATTCAGTACCTACTAATTCGGCAACTGTATCATTATTGGCATGAACAGAATCTAATTTAACATAGTCAATTTTATTGTGTAAGTGAACTGTACCTGGAACAACTACCGAACCATCTTTAAATACATGGTCTCCCGCAGAAGATATTTGGTTTTGTAATTGTGTTTGTAGTTGAGTTAACTCTCTTGCTTGTACAGCCTTACCAGGTCTGAATAATATCCTTTGATATTGTTCTTTAGGACTAAGAGTGTTGCCTGCGGCAACCGACTCAAAGTCGTCCCAATATGGTTCTACGTTAAATGAAATTGCCATGCTTGTTTCCTATTTAAAATGCGATTACTAATCTTACTGTTTCTACTTGTCCTGCAGCTCTTGTTGTTGCTGTCCTATTCTCTACAAACATTACATCACCTTGATGATGATTAATAAGAGGAGCACCTACTGCTGAGATTTGATTACCAGCACCACCTGAACCAGTTGCTCTCGTCAAATGCGAAGTAGTAAATGTACCGAACCCAGTAGTTTCATTTTGTATATAATGTAATACACCAGTAGTGTTATTATATTCTACCACTATACCTTTAGCACCAACTGTACCACTTGTATGACCTTCGAAAGCAAAGTCAGCAACATATGTACTAGCTAATGAAGCAGGAATTGTTACACTCTTACATGTATTATATGCACTTGCTTCTGCAACTTGAGCAATAGTAGCTGAACCAGATGATGTTGTAGCGATAGCTTTAAATATCTCTCCAACAACTGGATTACCACTCGTTGATCCTGCAGTTGTGAAATGTGCATCAGTAGATGTACCTATTGTTAAAATCTTATAGAAATTGCCAACCACCATTGAATTTGATGCTGAAAGAGTTGCTGATTCAGTAGCTTTTTCAATTGGATTTTTTACAACTGCTATTTGTCTAAAGTCGTTTGAATCAGGAATACTGCCTGACTCATCACCCGTAAATGTAGTGTTGATAGTTATGTAATGTGAACGTAAGTCATTGGTTGGGTTAAACCCGAATCCACCAACTGGGCCTATAACTGGTCTTATTGCACCATTTGAACCTGCACCGCCTGTTACTGTAACAGTAGCGTGGGTATACCCTGAACCTACCGCTGTCATTGTAACACTTGTAATGGCTCCACCTGATACTGTACATGTAGCTGTAGCACCTGTTCCGTTACCTGCAATAGTTAATGTTGGAGCTGATGTATATCCAGTTCCCACAGTAGTTATCTTAAGGTTATATATGGCTCCGTCAATTGCATTACCTTGAACAGCCCACTGAGCAACTAATGCTGCATCAGCACCTGCTACAGGAACTTCATAAATTTTTCTTGTTGGAATAAATGATGATGTTAAGAATTTAGTTACATCAGTTGTTGGGATAGTGTACATATATTTCCATATGTAACCATCATTAGTAGTTGTAGTACCAATGACACCTGATGTTTGAACTCCTACAGTGTCTGGGTTATATGTGCTTGCCCCTGACCCTGCTCTTAAACATAAAAACACATTGTTATTATCTGAAACAACAAAGTATAATTTACTTTCTATATTTGTGTCTTGATCATCATATTCTACATATGTAGTACCTGAAACCCATAGGTTTCTTGGGGAACTATGAACAATATCAGCAGCATCAACTCTCTTCATGGCAAACATATTTTCCCATAAAGTATGTGACGTGTAGTCATTTTCATATGGGGTTGTTGGTACTGTATCATCAGTCCAAGCATTAGGCCTTCCCAGTGCCATGTAGAATTGATTATCACTAAGACTTTCAACGAACTTATTCGTCGAATCCAATCTAAATTTGCTTGTGATTATTGCTGCCATTTTATTTCCTCTTTTATTTTACGTTATGGAGTATGTACATAAAGTGAACTCCTGTTACTTGATGGAGTAGTTTCACCACCACCCACTCCGAATTGTATTCCTATAGTGTTATTTATACTATCTTGAATTGTATATGAAGCCAAATCTGAATTTGGACCTAAATATCTAAATTTCATGTTGTCCCAATGGTTATTCATACCTATTTTCTTAAATTCTGAACTTCCTCTTGCAAAGTGAGTATATGATTTCTCTAATATATGACTATTAAAACTTATTGGGCCAATCTGATGTGCACCTAAAGTAAGTTGTATCTTACCAACAAATGGTAACCAACCATATTGCGCTTTAACATTTCCTTGATCAAGTAGTGCAATAAATATTGCAATCTCACCAAAGAACTTAAATCCTGCAGGGTGAACTAATCTTGTAAATGCATTCTTCCAATCAGATACATTCTTACCAGTTCTTAATACATATGAGAACTGTTGGTAATAATAAGAGTCTTGTACATATTTCTTATCTGACAAGAATCCATTAGCTGTGGTAAATAAACCTTTAGCATATGTAGTAACTACATCACCATTTGTTAATGCACTAGTAAATGTTAATTTGTATTTAGTAGTAGTATCTGAATAGACTGACTCAACATAATCTGTAGCTGGAGTCTGATGGGTATTATTTACAAATACAACGTCATCATCAAACATTGCTGGGTTATTAGCATCATTGTTTCCACTAACTACTGTTGGTGTTCCAGATATTGTAAATATATTTGATGGCGTAAATGCAGTTCTATCTGCTATAATTGCAGCTGTTTGATCTGTCCAATTTCCATCAGATGGAATTAATACATCTGTGAATGGAAAATATGTTTCAACATCATCGTCATAAATCATTCTAAAGAATGATGTAATAGATTCTGGTGTACCTCTACTTATATAAAACTCAACAAGTCTCTTATAGAACATTCTTGGGTCTGTAGCAAAATCTCTCGGTACCGCAACACCAATTTCATTCTGTAGTTCTGTAAGTAGATCAGTTTCTACATGATCAATATCCCTTTGGATATCTAATGAATTTAAATAATATCCTGATTTGTTTTGACGCTCTAAATATAATGCATATGTCTTAAGAAATTCAACAAGGGTTGGATAAGAAGACTCTACGTGATCTGGTATTAAATCATCTATATATGACGATATATTATATTTACCAATTGTTGCCATTAGTTACTCACTGTAGTATAATCGATTCCAGCAGTTGTACCGCCAGTTGCCATTGTATCTATCTCACCTATAATTGTAGCAGTTGAGGTATTAATAGTTAATAGTTCATTTCTTTTAGGTGATATATCAGATGATGCAGGCTTGACCGTAACATCTATTGTTGTAGAACCTGTAGGAAGTGTTGTAGGATTAAATGATGTAAGAGTAACTGTTCCAGCTTCTTCATTCACATCACCAACATTTGTTGATTGTACTAAGTTATTTGTATCAACTATTTGAATAATTCGTGTATCACTTGAACTATCATAGAAATCTTTAAGTCTACAGTCAACACCAGCAAAGGTAAATATGGTCGATGTCACATAAGAACCAGTAGTTGCTGTAGTAGCATCTAAATCTGTAAGAGCTTGGTTAAACTTAAGTGAGTATTTAGTTGCTGTACCAAGAGCTGGTACAATCTTCTTAGTCATCTTAATACGAGTAATATTAGATAGAATAGCAATGTTAGTATCATCTATCTTTTTAAGAACATTTGAATCCCTATACACACCACCAAAACTCTTAAGAGTTGCATTGTTATATGCAATGAGTGTAGACCGTATTGAGGTTGCAAGACCAGTTGCTGTTACTGTAGCTAGGTTAGGATTATATTTAAAGTATACTTCGAGGTCTATGTAGGTGTATTCTGGGTCGACAAGAACCGGAGTGATACTTACGACGTTTTTTGGCTTTAGAATGTTTGTTTTTATGGTAGTTTTTTGTGAATCAGTTAACACCTCAGCTGATAGTGGCTTAATACTTACATATACCTTACCATAATCTGGTACATCATGATCTTCTCCGCCCCATACTGCAACAGCTTCAATATCAGCAAATTCATTTTTTATAATAGCCTTATAATCATCTGGTGTAACAGCCCTATTTTGAGATACATGAGCAAGAGGAGCATTAAATTTAATTGCTTCTTTTGATTCTCTTGCAGCACCACCTACAGCTTTAGTTACTAGTGTGATAGTTTCATTGCTATTACCATTTAATGAATCAGTCATAGTAAATACTGAAGCACCGTTAACGTTTGTGCCTGCAGCTATTGTAGAGTATTCTATTTTAATACTATTACCATTTCCAGGTCTCTTACCGACAATGTTATCACCAAACTTAATCTCGTAATAAGCATCTCTACCTTCTTCTAAAAAGAATACTTCACTCGTGGCATTTAGATTTACTACATTAGTATTTAAAGTATAAACCTTTGATGAACTTGAAGAACTAGAATCTATAACTGTAACTTTAATTGATTTTGTATTTACGTTTGTAACAGGAATTAAATATTGTTCATACACATTATTTTGATATGTATATGTTATTTCAGCTAATGTGCCTTGTTCAATGTTAACATTTGGAAATACCCAGCCGTCAGTAGCATCAAAATTAATTGTAGCAGTAGATGAAGCAAACATCGGATATGTAACACCATCAATTAATGTTTGAAATTTTGTACCTCTAGGCATACTTAAAGGAAGTGGGTTATTACTTCCATCATGATTATATAAAGGAGTTGCTGTAGCATCATAATTCATTTTAACATTTATAACGGCAATAGAAGGTGAAATTGATCTTGGCGTATATCCTAATAGTTTGGCGTGTGATACAACAGAAGCTCGTAGCTGAGCTGTGTCAAGGAATGTTTCATTCAAAGCAAAGTTTGCATTCATTGAATTTACATGTGTTATATAACTTAATACATCAATAATGGTACTCATTGCTGAGCCTTCATAGTTGTAGTCATTGAAGGTAGTATCAGTTGCCTTCATGTATGCAACTAGATTTGCTTTTATTTGATCAAAGTCTAATTCACTTGAGTTAATTCTACGTTCAATTGCCATTATCGTAATCTCTCTATTGTGGTGGCTATATCAATTATTTGATTACTTGATTTAACTCGACCGGTTACTGTTATAATTACATCATTCTCTGATGCTTTTGCTTGGATATTTGTATTGAGTATTTCTATTCTTGGTTCAAAATTATTTAAAGCTGTATTAATAGCAGTAGACATACTCGCTGCTGTTATGTGTGACATGTTCTCAAATAAATATGCTCTAAGGTTTGCACCAAAGAAATAATTAAATGGACGCTCACCATGATTTGTACGAAGTATGTTTAATACACTTTGAATTATTGAAGCATTATTCTTCTTTATTCCAACGTCATTTGTATTAGGATTTTGCTTAAAAGTAAAATCTAAATCTTTGTATGTTTCTTGTCTTGCAATTGTTGCCATATAGCTTATTTATACCCGTTGTTAACTAAGATTGCCAGTATTTCCAGCACTTGATCCACCAGTAATAGTATGATTA